TCCAGTATTAGTAATTGGTAGTTGTGAATATATTGTTGCGTCTTTTTCAGCAAATACTTTAAATACAGCCATCGTTTATTCTTATTATAAAGTTATAATCCTTCCTTCAATATCTGTATTTGGATATTTTATTTCAAATATACAAGGATCATAAGAAGGATATACTATGTTGTTCCTTGTTGCTCCTGCGATATCATATCCGTATTGAGAATAATTCCCACCCGCTTTATTAACTAATTCAACATGCTGAACTGTTTGTACGCCTTTAATTCTGTCTAGTAGTGTGTAGAGTTTCGAGATATTAATGGGTTCGTTAATACTCCATTTTGTTATATTAAAATAATCTTGTAATGTTTCAGTACATTTAGTAAGTACGTCTTTTGCAGTAGCTGAGGGTCTTAACACAATCTCGTACTTCACTCCTATATTAACTACAAATGCATCTTTAATATTAATAGCATCTGTTAAAAGTTTATATTGCGATAAGTAGTTTTTAAGATTTGTCTTGAGTGTTGATGTTGCAGTTCTTAATTGTTTATCTTGATTATAAGCTAAGATATACAATGAGATAGCTAATGGGTTACTATCTATAATATTATCAGTAACACTCTTAGTGCTTGTTAGTTGATCTTGAGTAACGAATACTTTAGCTACAGATCCAAATCTTGGAGGTAGTGATTGTGCTCTAACTGTATAGTCTTGAGCAGTAACTGCTCTTAACTGTTCGTTGTAGGATTTTAATGAATTCTGTCTTAATTCATCTACAGTGTCGCCATCTTTACCTCCTGTAGCAGGTTCTGGGTTATTAACTGTAAAGGTATCTTCATATCCGGTCTGTATTGCAGTTTTAGTAGAAGATACTACTGTTGTAATAGTATCTAAGGGTACGTTAGCGGCAACGCCGCCACCAACAATGTACCTAATAGTTAAATCAGAGCTAGGTGCTAAACCGTAAGCTCCTGTAAACATAAAGTTTGATGGATCGTAAGCTACATCAATCTTAGTTACTCCGATAGTTTGAGATGGTAGTCCTACGTTAGTTGGGTCTGGTGTGATTACAGTGTCATCTTCTCCGGTTTGACCTGCACCAAATTGTAATTGAATAGCACCTGTTGAGGTATACCTGGTTACAAATCTACGAGGTGTTTTTTGGAGTGTTACTGAATATGGTACTAAGTTGCTGTCGGTTGCAGTATTAGTATTTTCTTCAAAAACAGTGTCTTGAGCTAAGTAGGGTACTTCTGTCCAAACATTACCATCTCCATCAGTAACATCTAATATACCGATAATATCCGTATCGTTTATAGTTATAGTTTTGAATCTCTCTACTGAGGATATATTTTCTGTGGCTGTTTTTATTTCTCCAGATATTGCTTTTACTTGCTTTTTTAATAAGAATTTAGTAATATTACCTCCTGCTGTTTCGTAAATTGATACAGTTGTAGGATCGTAAGATGAGGAGTAGTTAAAACTAACTTTATCTTGAATTAAGAACTGTACTGCAGGATTAGTGGTGCTTTGAACTACAGCATTATTATCAAGAGTAATAGCGTAGTCGTAATCCGGTACTGCGTTTGTACCTGCGTTTTTGGATGGTACTTGCTGGTATAAGTCTAGCATTACAGTTGCTGCAGATGTAACTTTTGGACGGTAACCCATCATATACGCTAAGTTATAAAGGTTACCTGGTTCTTGAGCGTATTGCAAGAAGGTCTCTTGTAGCTGTATATCTTGATAGAAAGAAAGTACATCTCCTACATAAGCTGCCATCTCCATAAACATCATACCGGGTGATGTTGGTGAGAAGTCGTTATAAGAGTCAGGGAAATAGTTTTTAGCGTAATCAATTAACTGTTTACGGAAATCACTAAAAGTCTTATTTGAATACTGTATTTCTCTCTGTTGCGCCATTATTGTTCAAAATTAATTGATATCTCGTCTTGTATATTTGTCTGTACTACAGAGTACTTAAGTTCAAAGTTTATTAAGTTTTGATCGGGATATGCTTTGAGATTTAAGCTAGAAACCTGTACTCGTGGGAAATATAGTTCTAGAGACTTTATTATATTTAATTTTAGTTCTTCAATTTTTTCTTGAGTTATCCCTTCAAATAACATATTACGTAGTCCAGCGCCAAAATCAAGATTAAAAACTCTTTCGTTCTTTCCTGTTAAGAAAAAGTTAATTAAATTAGATCTAACAGCTTCTTTAGAGGTATATGTAGAATTAAAAACAGCTCTACCTGAAAAAGGTAAAGCTACTCCTACAGCTTTCCTGGGCTGTAAGTCTAGAGGATTAATTCTTTGAACCTTATATGCCATTATACGTTAAACTTTTCTTTTTGTTTTCTATCTACCTCGTTAACAATAGCGGCTGCTTTATTCACAAATCCTAACTGAGATAAGTCTAAACCTATTTTAGGTGCAGAAGCTACTGCTGCTTTAACTGCTCTAGGGTCATCAGAGGCTGGTTTTACAGCTCTACCTTTAGGAGTGAATGCTGCTTTATTAAAACTTTGAGCCATATCAGCTCTAAAATCTCCTCCAATGTTTCTGTAGTCTTCTGAGGTCATACTACTTTTAGTCTCGTTGAGGGCGTCTAAGATAGAGTTCCCGGTAGATTTGAGCGGCTGTTTTTGAACTTGCTCTTGTACCGGTTGCTGCATTTCAGAGAGTTCTTCTCTAATAGCTTCTCTTACTGCTTCTTTAATAATTTTTTTAAAATCGGATGCTTTCATAATTATAAATAGATTTAGCCTAAATATGTGTCAATTCTATATTTTAATTCTTCGATAAGTATTTCTGCGTCAGCACTATATGATAACGGACCTTCGATAGCTGCTACATTATTCGAATCTAATCCTACAGCGTAACGTTGTTTTAATGTATTATCGCTTGCTTTAGTTCTTACTTCAATTTTATATCCTCTATACTCAATATCTCCAGATCCGCGAGGATTCCCTGTGATAGGGGTTAATGCGGATGCTACTGCGGTTGATAGTGCATCATTAGAATTAGATAGTTCCTGTATACAGTTTCTTAATAGTTCATCAATAACTCTAATAAAAGCATCAACTACGTTTATATTAGCTACTACAAAAGTTAATGAACCAGCAGCAGCACAAATCTGCTTATCTAATTTCTCAATCTGCGGTTCGTACTTAGTGATGATACTTCGAGCAGCTCCTGTAATTTTATTGAGTATAGCAGCAATACCAGCTGTAAATAGCGCTGAAGCTGCAGCGATAATAGCTGGTTGAGCAGCGATAATCACTTTTTTTAAGATATCTACAATCCTACTTAATAAGTTAAATATTGCAGATGTAGCATTTACTATTTGCTGTAATGTAGTGATTGTCTGTTTAACGTCATTTACTACTCTTGCTAGGTTAGTGACACGGGTTATTAGTCTTGAAGTCGTATCCGGAGTTGGACATTGTAGTTGGCTGTTTACTTCAGTTCCTAGACTTTCAGCTAAAAAGTTTACTATGTTACCTATTCCTTGATTTAAATAAAATTCACGAACTTCTTTAACTTCGTTTTCAGATAATACCACGGTTGTTGTTGTGATCTCTTCTGTGGTAACTATTTCTTCAGTTTCGGTAAATGTTTCTGTCTCAGTGACGGTAAGAGTTTCTTGTGGAAGTGCTGAAGCAGTTACGGTTACTTCTTCAATTTCACCTCCGATTCCAAAACCATACGTACCGTATCCCCAGTAACTACTTGATTGATTAAACCCTCCTTCATTAACCGGTTTCTTTAAACTAGCATAACTATTAAATACTTCTTCAGACATGTACTTGTTGTTCTGAGCTTCCTGTACTAGGGTTAATGCGAGGGAGCTAAATCCTGTACCTTGGTATTCTTCTCGGGTTATTCTAGGTCCTTCTCCTAAAATTAACTCTAATGCTCTAGGACTCTCTTTACGTACAGTTTCGAAAAATTCCTGCTTTTGTTTTTCAAGTTCTAATTCCTGTTTCTTTGCTTGCTCGGTTTTACGTTCTTCTCGTAGATTTGCAAGTTCAGTAGGAGTTAAATCTCTAGTGACTTGTTGAGTTCTAGTTACGACTAGTTCTGTTATACTGGTAGAAAGAGTAGTGGTTGTTTCTGTTCTAAAATATTTACTTGTTTTAGGATGAATACGAATACCGGTACGAGGTTGAGTCCACTCTAACATCTCTTGAAGTTCTTCATCAGATAACTCATCAAACCCCTGTACAAATGCTTTTAGGAGATGAGGAGGGTAACCTGCTCTTAGTAATACAGATGAGATAGCTTCTGTAGGTTCTGTAGTTAGTAGTTTCTCTAAGAACTCCTCTGTTAAGTAATCACAGGGGTAAATATTCTCTAATCCGTAAGTTGAGAATGTATTTGCTACCTCTTCACACGCCTGTCTTTTTAGACGAGTAATCTCTTGGATGACGCGTTGAGTTATTAATTGAATTAAACTTCTACCATCACAGGGCTGTACTTTCTGTAAT